CATCTTTCATCGTAAACGGTCTTGTTGTCTTCTGTATTTTCGAGTTTAAGTTGCCTGTGGTCAAGGAACTCAAAGCCAGCAAAACAGCTTTGTTTCCCAACATACCGTCAGACAACATAATCTCAATATTCCGCATATCATCCGCAGGAACATCATCAGGACACCCACCATGAGCGTAAATGTACGCTCTGGCTTGAAGGCGAATGTCCCAGATTAGTTTTTTCGGGAATCCTTGTAACCGGGCTGAATTGCCTCAGAGATTTTGGCAAGGACTTCCAACTGAACAGCAGTGGGCCATTCAGCTTCAATGTCTTCATAAGTGATTTCATCAAGCGTTCCATTCACGGGAACCAGCAACCTGATGTATTCAACCATTCGGTTTTCCATCTGCAAGATGGTCTTAACCAGTTCTTTGGTTGAGCGATTTTCGATAATCACATCATCGTCAGTCACCACAACACCCTCAATAGTGTCGTTGCGAAAAGATGAGGTCATCTTATCAAAGCGTTTTTGGAATTCGGCTTGGTCGTATTTTTCAATACGCTCTTGCATAGCATCAAGCTCTTTTGTCAGCGGAACACGAACTTTAAATTCATGTCCTGCAAGCTCAAAAGTCTTGGTACGCAGATTGGAGATTTCGCCAAAGGCAGATGTGAGTTTTGTCATGGTTTATCGTGTAGTCTTGATGATCTTGTGGTAAATCGACTCGTTGACACTGATGGCGTAATCCACCACCTCGTAAGGAGTCATCTTATCAGCATGATGCCTTGCAATGTCGTGTGCAAGTGCAATTGCTGTCATCCTCTGCTGCTGAAACCCAAACCAATTCTTAGAAGAATCGGATTGGGCTACAAGGAAGTTCAGAAGGTCATTACTGTCTTTTACTATCATGTCTTGTTACTCTGTCGTTTCTGTTGGAACTTCTTCAATGACCACCACAGGAGCAGTCATGTTGTATTTCTTCAGCAGAGCCAAAGCAACGGCTTCGGCTGTATCAGGTTTGGCAGTGGCCTTTGCAAGCTCACCAGCGTCAACCACCATGCCACGGGCAACAAGGTTAATGTCGCCGTAGCTGGTCACAATTGCTTCGATTGCGTCTGAGACTTTCATCAGTTATTCGACCAGCCGTACTGGTTGCCTCGCGGATGAATAGTGAACATACATTTGGCTTCAGCGCCGGGAGCCGAGTCAATCTGGAATTGACCAACACGACCATTAAACGCATAAGCAACAGTGTTTGAACCCTCAACTGCTGCAACCACAAAAGTGCGATCAACAACACCAGAGTAAGCGTCAGAACGAATCTGAAGCAGCGCTGTGTCAGCAGGATTCCAAGCAGCCGTAATGGTCATGCTTGTAGGAGCAGCTTGCACAGGAATCTTGTCGCTTTGACGAGAGCCAGCAACACCGAAACTTGCCACCGCATCATCCTGACCAAAGGCAGGGATCGCCTCGACAGGAACAGCAACGCCAGCAGCGCCTGTGCCGCCAGCAGAAGTGCCAACAATGGTGGCAACTTGAGCAGACCAGACAGACAGGTTAGCTGTTGTCAAAGGTGTAGGCGTAGCCGCTGATTGCATAAACAGCGATGCGCTAAAACCGGGAAGGACTTTTGCAGGAATAGCCATGTCAACTCCTTATGCGTTGTTAGACCAACCGTACTGATTACCGCGAGGGTGTACAGTAAATGTGCATTTAGCTTCTGCACCGGGAGCAGAATCAATCTGGAATTGGCCTACACGCCCGTTAAAGGCGTAATAAACAATGTTTGAACCCTCGGTAGCCGAAACCACGAAAGTGCGGTCAATGACCCCAGAATAAGCATCTGCTCGCATCAACAGCAAGTTGGTGTCGGCAGGATTCCATGCAGCAGTGATGGTCATGGAAGTCGGTGCAGCCTGAACAGGGATTTTGTCGGATTGACGCGATCCAGCCACAGCAAAACTAGCCACAGCATCGTCTTGACCGAAAGCCGGGATTGCTTCGACAGGAATCAGGTTGCCGCTGACAGCAATAGGAGACACGCTTGCGACCAAGGACAACTGCGAAATCGTCAAAGGAGTTGGTGTGGCTCCGGGCTGTGCGTAAAGTGCCGCGCTAAAACCGGGAAGAACTTTGTTTGGTAAAGCCATTTTGAGTATCCTTTAAAAGTTGAACAATTGTCTTGTTTTACGCCGGGATGTCAATGGTGCAATCCAAAAAGATTTGCGCCATCTTTTCCTCATCGTTGTAACTGTTGTACAGCCACATAACGTCAGCTTTGGAGATGTAAAAACCATCTGCCGGACTGCCCAAAATCCCACTATACCCATGCAAGGCTTGCAGAATTTGATTTGAGATTGTAAATCCATCTTCAATCTGTTGAGTGAAAATAGAAATCTGAAATACAGGACGGTCAATACCTTTGTTGCTTTGCTGTGTGCCTGTATATACAGGTTGATGCACATTACGCAACATCCAAGTAATAAACTTGGGCTGAGTGGCAAAGTTGCGGTTAAAAGACGCATACACAGGCACAGGCGTGACAATGTTTGCCAGTTGGTACTGGATTGCTTTGCCGTAAACAACAGGATTGAGTTGTGCTGCCATTAGACCGCCGTAACTGGATCATTGCGATAACACAGGAACATGACCGTCATCCGATCATCAGATTCCCGCGCACTATCAATACGCCAATCTTGCCCACGATAGGTGATTGAATAGAGGTTTTGATTTGCCACCATCAATTTCGTGTTTCGTGTGTAATTAACCGTGAAGTTAATCATGTCTTGATACAAACGATACCTATCAGCAATCTTGAGCGTGTTTGCCACGGAAGCCACTCTTGCCCGAGTTGCAAACCACAATGTCTGAACAGTCGCAGACTCACCAAAATCCGACTTAGTAAAAGTCAGGTTGTTGACGTTGATGCTTTCAAAACGAGCAATTGACATTTCACATCACCAGTGGTTTGTAAGGCCGCAACAAGGTTGTCACGCCAAACGGAATGTCTTTTAGCTTTGTTTCTGTTGCATTGGCACGGTTGTTATACAAGTGCGTGAGCAACAGCAATCCTGCTTGTTTAATTACAGGGTACTGAGCCAATGGATTTGCAACAGTCGTGTATTGCAAAATGATTGGCGCAGTCATCACTGAATTAACATCTGTCGGCAAGTTATTCACAATTACTTTGTTGCCAGAGACATCGTAGTAATAGTTTGAAGCCGAAAGCGTTTGGAACACTGGAGGAAACGCATCGTTCCAATAACCAACAGAAGTGATCGTAAGACCCGGTTGTGCAGGGTTTGCGTTCTGGCTGACTTCAGGCAAATCAAGGCTAATTGGAGATGCGACCAAACTTTCTGTACCGTAATACACACGGTATGTCACAGGCAGAATTGACATCCCCAAGTAATCTTCAATTGCTTGTCTGGTGGCAAGACCAAGGGCTGAAATGTATGAATCCTGACTTGTATCGTCAAACAAGTTCAGTTGGTTTGTCATCTCATCAAGAGTCAGCCACAAACTAACACTATCTCGCCCAATCTGTTCAACCTTGACATAGTTAAACGGATTGCGTGTTTGCGCCCCAAAAGGCGCGGCGTATTGATAGTTGTCAAAGCTCATGGTTTAAACACCCACAAGTCGGATGCCAGCAAACGGGTCACGCACAGTGCTTACTAGACGTTTTTCCGCATATAGCGTAATAAAACCGGGGCTTGTTTGTTCCATTGCTTGAATGGTCATTTCTTCAACGTCAGCAATAGTTACAAAGCGAGGCCAGTTAGCCAAGTAAATGTTGAAATTTCCAGCGCCAGTTGTTTGGATGTTCGGATTGGCAATCACAGGGAAGCCAAAAATATTTTTAATAGAGCCGCCTTCATCGCTGCCAACTTCAGGGAATTCTCTGATTGCGGCTGTAACTGGCCCAAGGTTACGCAATGAATGAATTGTCTCTGGGTGCATCATCCAAGCCGTACCGGGAAGATTCCAGTATTGAGCAGGGAACAAACGAACCATGTCTGTAATGTCGGAATACGACACAGCCGCTGCTGCTTGTGTGTATGTAGCAATGGAGTGAATACCGTTAGTAATCGCTGTGCCGCTTGTACCGTAAGCAGAACCAGCAGCACTGGTGTACATATTTAGGCCACGCAAGCCGTTAGTCGCGCCGTTGATAGTGGTAGTTGAGCCAACTTGGTCGTTGTTCAGCACCATTGAAGCGCCTTCGATCTGTGCGAATTCCAGCATCAAATCTTCAACAAGCGTTTCGTTCAGGTAGTTCACATCCGACATAACCGCAGAACGCACGGGCAGTTGAGCAGTAATAACACGGGTCGGCAATTGCCAGATGGATGTGTTGATGTTTGGCGAACCGCTGTTAGGCGTGAACGTATATCCAAACGGGTTTGTTGAGTTTGTCGCGTTACCTGTCTTGGCTACAAACTGTACGCTTGAGCCAGAGGCAGGGATAACACGCGACATCTCACGAATTGGGTTTGCAAAACGCAGTGCAGCAAATGCGTTGTCAAAGAAGGTGCGACCACCAACCCCGTCACCAGAGCCTGTGATAGCAGATGCCTCGCGCAAGTCGATTGTGACTTTATCGCCAGTTTCTAAAGTTTGCTTGATTCCAGACAGGATGCGTTCGGTAATGGTCATAACAATTCCTAAATTATTGGCACAAAAAGGAGGGGGAATTAACCCCCTCCGATTTATCAGGTAGCTGTACCTGTCGAGCGATAACGCACACCTGCGTTTGGATCGCGTACAGACGTTGCCAAACGCTTCTCACCAAAGAAGGTGATAAAGCCGGGCAATGTCTGGTCATAGCGACGCATAACCATGTTCAAGCGATCCACGATGGTGTGGAAGCGGCTCCAATCAGCAAAGTACATTGGGTACAGGCTGTTAGTGCCAGCAGTGCCAGTTGTGGCTTGGCTAGGAGCGTCCAAATAGCGGTTCATCACAACGTCAAAGCCGAGCATTTGACCGATGATGCCATCAGGGTTCAAAGACTCGGTAGAGTTGAAGATTGGACGACCATTGGTGTCTTGCAGACCACGAATTGCTTGAGCCAAGATTGGGCTAACCATGAACTTGGCGTTGGTAGTCCAATACTGCTGTGGCAAAGCGTAGATCAAGTTGATAACGTCTTTGTACTGGATGTTGTTAGCACCCACAGTGTTGGCGTTGGTGGTGATCTGGTCATAAGTAGCCAGCGAGTGCAGACCGCTTGTAGAACCAGTACCAGAGCTACCAAAAGCAGCAACAGTAGAAGTGCCGCCAGTGTAAGTGGCGTTAGAACCAGCGTACTGATCCAAACCGCGCAAACCGTTAGTACCACCGTAGGGGTTGTTAACGCCTTGAGCAACTTGGTCGTTGTTCTGGATCATCGACAGGGCTTCGCTCTGCGAGAACGAGGCCAACATATCGTCAACAACCACAGCTTCCAAACCGTCGATGTCGTCCAAAGCGGCTGTACGGATTGGGAACTGGACGTTCAAGTCTTGCAGAACCAATTGCCAGATGCTTGTGTCTTCAGTGGTGGCTGCGCCGTTGTTCTGAATCGCATAGCCCCATGCT